TTGAAGCTGTTTCGATGGTTCGTACCTATTTAAAAGGTATGTGCTATTATGAAATAACAGCTGGTGAAGAAGTAGAAACCGAAGAAAAGCAAACAAAAGAATTAGATAAAGAAGTAGAAAAATTCCTTGCTGTTGATAAGGATAAGTTCCCCGGCGTTAAAAAAGCCCAAAACGATACTCGTAAAAAAGAGAAGTCGGAGGAAAAGAAATGAAAATTAAAATCACTGAAGAGCGTTTTAAACAGATTCTAAAAGAAGAAATGGAAGCACTTGCTACCACTTCACATGCTTCTACGATGGAAGAAGAAGCGCCACCAGATATGTTTGGTGAACCAGATGAAGAAGGTGGAATGGCAAGAGGTGAGTTATTTAAAATAGCTAAATATGGTCAAGAAGTTCGTAAGATGTTACAGAATGATGATCAATTACCGGCATGGGTTCAATCGAAGATTACAAAGTGCGCAGCTATGATGGGTGATGTAAAGCACTTTTTAGAAGGTCAAATGGCCGATCAAAGTGACGAAATGGCACCAGAACAAGAAGAAGACGAAATGGAAGGCGATGAAGAAGTAGAATTGGGTGACGATGATAATCTAGAAGAAATTGTTCAGGCAGCACTTGAAGAAGTTCTTGTGAACGAAAAAAAAAAGTAAAGTGAATCCGTGGGCAATCTGTACAGCACAAGTTGGCAGAGAAGATGAGGACAAATACGAAAGTTGTGTAATGGGCGTTAAAGAAAAACACGGTATAAAGAAATAAACTCCCCAAATTAAGCTAGAAACCCAACTATTTAATGTAGTTGGGTTTTTTATTTATATGGCATATAAACTTACAAAAGAGCAAGTCAAAGAAGAAATACGTAAATGTGGAAATGATCCAATCTATTTCCTTAAGAATTATGTAAAGATTACACACCCTTTGAAGGGTCAAATTCCATTTACCACGTTCGATTATCAGGATGTTCTACTAAACGATTTCAATGATCATCGTTTTAATGTCATCCTAAAAGCCCGTCAGTTGGGTATTTCAACCATTGTTGCTGGTTATGCAACTTGGCTCATGTTATTCCGTCGTGAAAAGACGGTTCTTGTATTGGCAACCAAATTTAAGACTGCTGCTAACTTGGCTGCAAAAGTCAAGAAGATGATGAAAAGCATTCCAGAATGGTTGCGTATAGCAGAAATTACAATCGATAACCAAACTTCATTTGAACTCTCAAATGGTTCTAATATTAAGGCTTCTACCACATCAAAAAGCGATGCTGGTCGTTCAGAAGCATTATCACTATTAATTATCGACGAAGCTGCACACGTTGAAAACATGGAAGAACTTTGGACAGGTATCTTTCCTACAATTTCAACCGGTGGTCGTTGTATTGCTTTAAGTACACCAAATGGTGTCGGTAATTGGTTTTATAAAACATATACAGATGCCGAGAATCAAGTAAATAATTTTCATCCAATTAAATTACCATGGCACGTTCATCCAGATAATACTCCAGAATGGTTTAAAGAACAAACAAAAAGCATGTCTCGTAGAGATATTGCACAAGAATTTGAATGTTCATTTAATATGTCTGGTGAAACAGTTATTCACCCAGATAATATGGGAATGATTAAAGATGCCATTCTTGAACCAAAATATCGAACAGGTTTTGATAGAAATTATTGGATTTGGGAAGAGCCACAAAATGGTAATTCTTATATGGTTATTGCTGACGTTGCAAGAGGTGACGGTGGTGATAATTCAGTATTCCATGTTATAAAATTAGAAACAATGGAACAAGTTGCTGAATATCAAGGCAAACCGGTTCTTGAAATGTTTGCTTCTATGTTAAACTCAGTTGGTAGAGAATATGGTAATGCCTTAATGGTTGTTGAAAACAATAACGTTGGCTATAACATATTAGAAAAGTTAATTGATATGGATTATCCAAATCTATATTATTCAACAAAAAGTAGTCACGAATATGTAGAAGCAATGACAGCAGAAGTTCAAAATGGTGTTGTTCCAGGTTTTTCTACTACATCAAAAACACGTCCACTTATTATTGCGAAAATGGAAGAATTTATTCGCAATAAAGTAATTAATATTAAATCTGGTCGATTGTATCAGGAATTGGAAACATTCGTTTGGAACAATGGCAGACCAGAAGCAATGCGTGGCTATCACGATGATCTTGTAATGTCAATAGCTATTTGCTGTTGGGTAAGAGATACAGCTTTGAATGCAAATAAACGCGAAGCAGCCTATACAAAAGCCTTATTAACGTCTATGATGAAGGCGAATTCCAAAATCAATACGCTTCTTCCAGACCAGCAAGGTTATAAAAAGAATGAAGCATTAGATCCATTCAAAGAAGATATAGTTAAAAAATATCAAGAATTAAATTGGTTAATCAAGGGATAAAATAAATGGCAGTAAATAATAAAAACAGTCCTTCAGGTAAGAATACAAAGAATTCAGAATCAACTCTTTTCAAGAGATTGACACGCTTACTATCTGGACCAATTGTAAATAAGCGCGCACAATTCTATCGTCAAGAAAAGCGCAAAGATTTAGATAAATACAGCTTTAAATCAGCTTCTGGTAAAGCATTCCAGAAAACCGACTATAATCCATTTGAATTTATTCATACGAATATGATGAAGAATCATAATCGTGGTGAACGTTATGCCGAATTCGACCAAATGGAATTCACACCAGAAATCGCATCAGCAATGGATATTTATGCCGATGAAATGACAACTTGGAGCCAACTCCAAAAGATGTTACGTATTGATTGCGATAACGAAGAAATTAAAAATATCCTTAACAACCTTTATCACAACATTCTTAATCTAGAATTCAACCTTTTCGGTTGGTGCCGTAACATGTGTAAGTACGGTGATTTCTTCTTATATCTTGATATAGATGAAGAATTGGGTATTAAAAATGTAATTGGTCTTCCACCACATGAAGTTGAAAGATTGGAAGGTCAAGACGAAACAAATCCAAATTATGTTCAGTTCCAGTGGAATACTGGTGGTATGACATTTGAAAATTGGCAGCTAGCGCATTTCCGTATTCTTGGTAATGATCGCTATGCACCATATGGTACATCAATTTTGGAACCAGCACGTCGTATTTGGCGTCAATTAACACTATTAGAAGATGCCATGATGGCATATCGTATTGTTCGTTCACCAGAACGTCGTGTATTTTATATTGACGTTGGTAATATTGATCCAAATGATGTTGAACAATACATGCAAAAGATCGTTTCTACAATGAAACGTAATCAAATCATTGATGATAAAACAGGTCGTGTTGACTTGCGTTATAATCCAATGAGTATTGAAGAAGATTATTTCTTACCAGTTCGTGGTGCTACATCAAACACAAAGATCGAAAGTTTGCCAGGTGGTACATATACTGGTGATATTGAAGACGTTAAATATCTACGAGATAAACTGTTCTCTGCTATTAAAATACCACAAAGTTACCTTGCAAGAGGTGAAGGTGGTGAAGAAGATAAAACAACACTTTCACAAAAAGATGTAAGATTTGCAAGAACAATTCAAAGATTACAACGTTCAGTTATTTCTGAACTAGAAAAGATTGGTGTTATACACCTTTACGTTCTTGGCTATCGCGGTGATGACTTATTGGGTCATAAACTATCACTTAATAATCCATCAAAGATTGCTGAATTGCAAGAATTAGAACACTGGAAAACCAAATTCGATGTTGCCGGTTCAGCAACAGAAAATTTCTTCAGCAAACGTTGGATTGCCAAGAATCTATTTGGTATGAGCGAAGAAGACTTCCTACGTAATCAACGTGAACTGTTCTATGACCGTAAATTCTCTACAATGCTTGATCAAGAAGCAGAGAATGTTGGTAATGAAGATAGTGCTGGTGGCGGCGGTGGTTTGTCTGATTTTGCACCAGAAGAGGGTGGTGATGAAACTCCACCAGAAGGTGAAGAATCTGCTGCTGAAACGCCACCAGAAGGTGGTGGTGAAATGGCTGCTGAAACAGGTGGTGAAGGTGGAGAAAGTCCACCAGAAGGCGGTACAGAAGGCGGGCCACTACTTGTTGCTCCACCAGCCAGAAGAAGTGATGACAAGGTTGTCTCTATTAAGTATGAAGCCAATAATGGAGCCACAACCACATCAAATTCAAAAGGTAAATGGTATCAGCCTGTTCAGTCAGATGGTAGAAGTGGCCGTCAACAGCATATGAAATCAATGGGTAATCTTAACTTGGTTTCAAATACAGTTAGAAACACGTTTAAAGGTCTTTCTGATATGCGCGGATTAGCTAAAGTACCATTTGAAGAAGGTATTGAACACGAAACATCTAATTATGATAAGAACGATGAAAAACTTATTCTAGAAAGCAACAAGAGAATAAAAGACCTAATTAGTGAATTGGAGAAGAAAGATGCAACCAAAAAGCAAACTAAAGCACAATAAGAAACGCAATACGGCTTTCTTATATGAGAGTCTTACAAAAGAATTAACAAGAGCTATTGTCAATAAGGACAATGAAACAAAAACAAAAATAATTAATATTTGTAAGACTTTTTTCAAGAGTGATTCAATTCTACAAAAAGAATTACAGCTATACTCTGTTCTCCATGAGAGTATGAATCTAGACGGCAAGTTTGCTGAAAGATTAGTTCAGGAAGTTGTAAGATTACATTCTGATTTAGATCAAGAAGAGATCTATGATGAACAAACAAAGTTGATCAATACAATTAATAAGAATTTAAATCAGAATGTATTTAATAATTTTTTGCCAGATTATAAGAATCTTGCAACAATTTATCAGATTTTTAACAAAACAACACCAGTCAAAGAGCGCGTTTTATTAGAACAAAACTTAATAGAAAATCTTGTTGCAAAAAAACAAGAACAAGTCCCGAACAAAAACATGCAATCAGTTGACAGTATTGTTTATACTTCATTTGCTAAGAAATTCAATGAGAAGTATAGTAGTAATTTATTAAAAGAACAAAAAGAACTATTATCACATTATGTTATGTCAGGTAGTGATGAAGGTATTAGTTTAAAAGTATATTTAAATGAAGAAATTGGCAGATTAAAAGGTAAAATTAGCGAATTACTAAAGA